AATGGTCCTCTGGTAATTAAACTACCCGAGTTTTTAGACTCGGCCGGGGATCAATGCCCACAGATTTCGGGTGGGAAAGTTGATATTATTTGGCATTGACGCTTCGGCGTATTTTTATTTACACGAGCACTCTGCCAAACGGTGAGGTGCTATTTTTGTGCAACAAAAAAGCCTCCAGCTCCCCAGAACTGAAGGCCTGTAGGGGTAAATATAATTGCAAGGCGTCTCACCCTTGCAAATTCAGTATAGCATCGCAGTTTATCAAACATGTAAAGTCTCTTTATTGTATGTGTATATATTCAAAAGTACAGCAAAAGGGCCCTCTGAGCGATTAACTGAGGGCCAGCAATTATGGGAGTGAGCAATGACAATTGACTTGGAGGAGAATGGTCACTGCTCACGGTTACATAATAGCACATTCCTTATATAAGGATACTAAAAAAGCCCTCGGTTGGGGGCCGAGAGCCTAAGGATAGGGTAGTACCGAGGAGTGAAAATGAGTATCTGTTGGGAACAATTTAATTTTAACTCATCGAAATTTTTTAATCAATAAAAAAGCTCTCGGGGACGAGTCCGAGAGCCTGAGGAATAAAAATGAAAAGAGCAGCACATGATTGCATGTGGCTCACAATTATTATATTTCAGGAGGCGAGTAGATGCAATGGACAGATGAACAAATCAGCGGAATTAGGAAGCTCGCCTCTGAAGGCTTTACCAGACGTGAGACAGCAGACAAGCTAGGGATTAGCTACGATGCGCTTCAAGGCAAAGCAAGACGGCTTGGCATCGAGTTCCAAAAACCACTAAAGAATGAATACGATTCAGACGGCACACAGTCCAGCGAAACCATTCTAAAGGTTGTCAGGGGTCACAAAATGACGCCTAGAGAGGTTTTGGAAGCTCATGGGTATGATTACACCAAATGGGAGCTTGTACGTGCCACAAGCAACTTCTGGAAGCAAACGCCTGAAGCAACGTTGTATCAAAGTAAGATACAAATTAGGCCGTTAGTTGAGGCGGAACAATATGAATCATTGATGAATGACATCATCACACACAAGGAGCCGTATCAAGCTAAGGCTCCTATTTTTGTGGAATCAGATCGCTATCTGGTCATTCCTGCTTTTGATACACATTTCAATGGCCACACGTTTGATATCTATGCTGAATCTCTTAAACGGCAACTAGAAATCATTGAAGCGTCAGCTAGAGATCATTGAACGCGGCCACTACGCAAAGATATTGCTCATTCTGGGCGGTGATCTGGCTCATGTGGATAATATCAACTCGACCACAGCAAAGGGCACACAACTCGAAACAACCGACTTAGGCGAGACTGTGAATGAAATGGAACAATACTTCGAGACACTGATTGAAGCAATCATTAAGAACGCCAATGAGTGTGAGGTCATGTATTGTGCCGGAAATCACGACCCCTCAGTCGGATATATGTTCGCACGGTTATTGAAATGCGCCTACAGCAACCAGAAAAACATTACTTGGGACATATCGTTGAAGCATTACAAAGGCGCAATGTTAGGCCACAACTTCATTGGTGCCACTCACGGAGACAAGGGCAAGAACAACTACCTTGCGAAGTATCTTGATGAGTTTGGATTCATGTTAGGCACAGCACAGAACCGCGAGCTGTTTACGGGGCATCTCCATTCAGAGATGAGCAAAGACCTAGGCGGATTCGTTCAGCGCCAAGTATCGACACGCAAGCCAACCGACAAATGGACTGATGACATTGGCGTGGTTGCTCACAAAACGTTTGAGCTGGTCGAATACAGCGATCATGATACTCGTGCCATTTACTATGTGTGAGGTGATTTCATGGCTCAAATGATTACAACAAAATACGGCGTTTACATGCCGAAAGTTGAAGCGTGGACCATCGGCAAGATTGACAGAGAAATTGTCCGTTTACGCTCTAATCAAGTTAAGACGCGAGGCGGATACGCACATCCTGAAAGTAAGGTATGCTTGTCAAAAAGGGGGTGGATACTGTGGCATTCCACTTGCCGTCACCAAAAGACGTCTATAAGAACCTCAAGGACAAGTTGAAAAAACAGCGGGACAAGACCAAGGCTGATAAGAAGAAACAGCCTAGTAAAGAAAATCCAGGAGTAACAACAGCTTAATGAATTATAACCAGCGATAGCTAACTAGCTACCGCTTTTTTAATGGAAGGAAGGTGTGGTGATATGTAATGCGACTGACAGCAAAACAGAAGAAGTTCGTTGACTCTTATATTGCTGATAGCAATGCCACCAAAGCGGCACTAGAAGCAGGATACAGCAAAAGAACGGCTAGGTTTGTCGGTGCAGAAAACCTAACAAAACCTAACATTAAAGCTGCCATCGACGAACGCATGAAACGCCTCGAATCTGACAAGATTGCCAAGGCTGCTGAGGTGCTTCAATACTTCACTACCGTTCTCCGTGGAGAGGCAAAAGAGACAATTATAGTTAGCACTCCAGACGGTGCAGATGCTGTTGAAAACGAGCCAAGCATCAAAGACCGCATGGCAGCAGGACGCGAATTGTTAAAGCGTTACCCTGGTAATGATGAGCTGCTCAATGCTCAGCTAACGAAGATTATTACTGATATTGAGAAAACTAAGGCCGATGTTCGCAAGTCCAAAGCTGAGGCTGACATCATGGAAGCTAAGGCCAACGCCTATCGCACACCAGAAGGACAAGATGGAGGACTGAACAAGCTTTTGGCAGCAATTGATGAGAGTATCCCAAAGGGTGGTGATGTCAATGACAACTCCGATTGATCAATTCAAAGGGAAACAGTTAGACATCATCAACTGGTGGCGCCGCTATCCAGACAAGCAGACAATCATTGCTGATGGTGCTGTGCGTTCCGGAAAGACGTTTGCGATGTCGATCAGCTATGTTCTGTGGAGCATGATTGTGTTTGACCGCGAGCAATTTGGCATTGCCGGCAAAACCATTGGATCATTGCGTCGAAATGTTATCAGGCCACTCAAACAAACATTGCAACAAGTGGGATTCTCAGTTGTGGATCGGCGTTCAGAAAATATGCTGGAAATCAGCCTTGATGGAAGAACCAACCTATACTACTTATTCGGTGGTAAAGATGAAAGCAGCCAAGATCTGATTCAAGGGATCACACTTGCCGGAATGTTCTTTGATGAAGCAGCTCTAATGCCACAGTCGTTTGTCAATCAAGCGACAGCGCGTGTTTCCGTTACTGGCGGCAAATACTGGTTCAATATGAACCCAGAGGGCCCGTATCACTGGTTCAAGACTGACTGGATTGATCAAGCAGACGATAAACGCGCATTGCGTCTCCACTTTGTGATGACGGACAATCCAAGCCTGAGCAATGAAGTTATTGACAGGTACGAACATATGTACTCAGGAGTGTTTTACCAGCGATATATTCTGGGACAATGGGTTCTGGCTGATGGAATTGTCTACGACAACTTCAATAAAGACGAGATGGTCAGCAATCCAAGCCAGCAGCCAAGCCGATACTATGTCAGTGTGGACTATGGTACACAGAACCCCACAGTTTTCTTACTTTGGGGCAAATGTGGGTCTGTTTGGTATTGCCTCAAAGAGTATTACTACGATGGACGGCATAGCAGCAGACAGAAGACAGACGATGAATACGCTCAAGATTTCAGCCAGTTTGTCGGTGACATACGCTGTGAAGTGATTATTGACCCCTCAGCGGCTTCGTTTATTACTAAGCTTAGGGAACGTCGGTATCGGGTTATTAAGGCCAATAACGATGTATTAAACGGTATTAGAGAAACACAAACGGCTATGAACTCTGGAGAGATTATGTTTACGCCTAAGCTGACTAATCTGTTCAAGGAGTTCGCTTCTTATGTATGGGATGAAAAGGCCAGTCAAAAGGGCGAAGACAAAGTAGTCAAGGCGCATGACCACGCAATGGACGCCATGAGATATTTTGTTATGCAAGTAATCAAACAAAGAAATGTAGCTCATACATTCAAGAACACAAGCAAATACTTCTAAGGAGGTGGCCATCATATTAACAGTTCAAGGTAAAGGCTCAATTACAGATGGTGACGTGTTCATTTTTCCAGTAGATACAGCTATTACTGGGGACGACATCACCAATTTCATTAGCGCAAATGATGAACTAGCTCGCAGAAAATATCTGCCTGCTAAAAAGATGTATCTTGGCAAGCACAAGATTCTTAATGAAGATGCCAAAGACCACGGGCCAGATAATCGTCTTGTCGGCAACTTGGCTCACTATATCGTTGACACCTACAATGGGTTTTACATTGGCATTCCACCGAAGATCACGCTCGATAACACACAGGACAACGCGGTGCTGCAAGAGTGGAACGACACGAACAGCGTTCAGGACAAATTAAGCGAAATCAGCAAGCAATCATCCATTTACGGACGGGCGCTTGCTTTTTTGTACCAAGACGAGAACAGCAATACGTGTATCCTAGATTGCAATAATAAAGTTACCACCTAGAAAGAGGCTTGCTCACTGCTTGAACTGGGGTTTGCCAACGGAG